TAGCTTGTGCCGATATTCTTATATATCACGAGTCAAGTGGTTTGGGAGTTTTCAATGATGCTTGGAAAAAGAATGGTGAAATTTTTAAACAAAAATGGTTAAATAAAGGTTATAAATTGCCATTTACTGTTGACCAATTCAAAAAGAAAAATATTGTATCAGAAATAGTAGAAGTTCAAATATAAAATATATAAATACTTATAGGATACTTTGAGACAGGGTTTGATCGACCTTTCCTACCCAATATAGGATTATCAAAGCATCTCTTACAAATAACCTTTATTGGAGGTATCTTATGAGTATTTCAGCAACAAACCAATTTTATGTTTATGTATATCTTGATCCAAGAAAACAAGGAGTCAAATAATGGCATCAAGAGATATAAAAGATTTAACACCAGCAATGCAAGTATTTTTTCAGAAGTTTAAAAATGAAATGGATAAAGCCAAAATTTCATTTGCTGTTACTTGTACCGCAAGAACAGTTAAGGAACAACAGGCTTTATATGCCCAAGGAAGACAAAAATTAAGCGAAGTTAATGCTTTAAGAAAAATGGCAGGTCTGGATCCAATAACTGCCGAAGAAAACAAGAGAAAGGTTACTTGGACTCTTGCATCTAAGCACATCGTTGATTTGGATGATAACAACCCGGATAACAACCTTTCAAGAGCTTTTGATATTGTTATTACCAAAAACAAAAAGGCAACTTGGGATATCAAAGTTGACGTGAATGAGAATCAGAAACCGGATTATATTGAAACCGGTGAAATAGGCGAGAGCGTAGGTCTTAAATGGGGTGGGCGCTTTAGCTCACCAGACTATCCACATTTTGAGTTAGCATAGGGAGGAGTTATGAACTGGTTCCAAAAGATTACCATGAAAATGTTGTGGCCGAAGATTAAGGTATTTCTTATTAACCACATCAAGAGCGAAGAAAATCAGAAGAAGTATGTTGAGCTAATCAACCAGAAGCTTGACATTCCTAATCTTTCCGAAGAAGCCGAAGCAAAGCTTCTCAATCAGGTTTACGATGCTGGTCAGGAAGCTCTTATTGAGATTGTTGAGAATTTTAATATTGATAAGGCGAACTCCTAATAAGGAGATTGTTGATGGAATTATTTGACTATTTGAAAGCTCTCACTGAGAGAAATGACTTTGTTGATTTTGACAATGAAGAAGTGCGTAAAGACTATCAGCCATATATGATTTCAAGGTTTATCTCAATGGCCGAGGTCTTTACGCAAGTTGTCAATGAAATTAACCGATTCTCCGATATTCCAAAAGAAACCCACTTCAGATACTTCTTTTCTGTTTTGCCCAAGAGAAGACAGTTCTTCAAGTACATCAAAAAAAAGAAAGACCTCAATCAAGATGAAAAGTTTATAATAGCCAACTACTTTGAAGTTGGACTTAATGATGCTGAACGATACATCCAAATTCTTGATGAATCACAAATTAAAGAAATTCTTGAACTTCATAGATATGGGAGAAATAGTATAGCGGGTGTATAAATACTTCCACAACCTGGGAGGTATTATGTACTATAATCCGCCAAAGACCGAAGGCCAAGAACAATGGATTCCGATAGTAGCAAAGAACAAAGATTGGTTAGTTGGATATATAAGCGGAATACAGATGATAGAATCTATCATCCACAACTCCCTTGAAGAAAATAAAATAGAAATTGACTTTCGTGGATTAGATTTGTGCTTGGATAGTTCAAGATTCAATGATATAATGGAAGACGGCAAAAGAGAATCTGAATGTACTCAAAACGAAATCAAGAAGTATTACGAAAGGGTCATTGGCGAAAAGATAGATATGATAAAGGAACAACACCCAGATAATGGGCAAGTTCTTCAAGATTATTTCTTAGAAGTTGAATGTTCATGTGGTCTTGGTATCTTTCTATTTAAGACACCCAAAGAAGTACCGGACCAACAGTTTCGTTGTTCAGTGTGTGGGAAAGTTGTAATAGATTACACCGACAGAAACGATGAAGAATTTGATTATAGTGGTGATGCGTCGAAAAGAGTTCAATTAATTGCCGAAGAACTGGCAAAGAAGATAGAACAGGAAAGCGAAGAAGACGAAGATGAAGATTAACTCAAAGGAGATTGTTATGAGAATCACAAAGAAAGTGAAATGCGTACATTGTAGTTCAGTCGTTGAACAGAATGGTTCTTGTGTCTGTGGAAAGGTTAAGCTAACCAATGGAGTTATTACCGAAGGAAACTTGGGAAAGGATTATGTTGACGTTTCTGCACAAGTTCTTAATGAATCATTTGCATAATTAACAGTTTATTCGGAGGTTGAAATGAAAAAGGTCTTGTTGATTAGCGGCAAAACACGCTGCGGTAAGAATCAGTTCGCTCAATTTGTCAAATCAGAATTTCAGAAAAGAGGGTTCAAAGTGTCGGAAGACCTTTTCGCCCGCTCGCTCAAAGACGGATGCAAAGAAGATTTCCGCAAGCTCGTTAATGTGCTTGATAACATTCGCGAAGAAATCCAATCTAAAATTGGGCTCTTTGCCGACCAAAGAGTTAATATGTTGCACCCTGATATGATTGAGTCCATTGACAAATCCATAAACAGATTAAAGGTCACGGACGAGAACTGGTACGAAGACAAGACAGATATTACTCGTAACATCTTACAGCTTTATGGTACTGAGATTTTCCGTAAAAGAGTCGACGAGAACTGGTGGGTCAAGCAAGTTAAGAACCGATGCATAGCCTCCCAAGATGATGTTATCATTGTCACAGACTGCCGGTTCCCAAACGAAATTACCGAAATGATGTGCGAAGAATACGAAACTATCGTTATTAGAATCAATAGAAATATAAATACTCAGGAGCTGATAGCCTCACATGATTCCGAAACGTCTCTTGATGATTGGAATAATTGGAACTTTATAGTTGAAAATAATGGAACTTTGTATGACTTGGTAGGTTCGGCCAGCGAAATCGTTAAGTCTATAATAGAGGAACAAGTAGAAGAATATACTGGACTTTTCACAAGGGTTTAAAACCAAAAGAAGGGAACATAAAATGGGAGCTTTTAAAGATTTCGTAAACAAAAAACTCAATGAAGAATCCAAGAAGGTTTCAAGTAATCTTCTCAAGAATATCATTGACGTTCTTAAAGAGTACATCGTTACTGAGTATGACCTAACCGAAGACGAGAAGATGCAGATTATCAACAATATGCAGATTGGCGTTGAGGAACATGATAGAGGTATCTTGAAGAAGGGGCCAAAATTTGTGGCTGCTTCTAGTTATGATGAAGGCGAAGGCAAGTCGGTTCCAGTTGAAATTGTTATTGAAATTGTAACCGAGAAGATTGGTCAGAAGCAAGAAGTTGAGCCAGCCGAAGAACCAACCATCCCAGACGATGCGACAGACGATGCGGAAGCGGAACCTGTTGAAAGTCCAGATGAAAGCGGAGAGGAATGATAGGGCTTGACTTTTTCATAAAACGATATTATATTGTAGGTGGTAGGCAGATTTGTGATAGACCTTGACAATTTCAGGAGAATGATATATATTGTATGAAGATTGATTGGAAATCAATACCTATCAAGGTTCCAATCTTGAAGGTGAACGAAGAAGGAATCACAATCTTGGGCTTCATCAAGGTAAAGTCCAAGAAAAATAAAATGAAAAAAGACCTTGACAAACTCGCATGAATGTATTATATTGTTAGAGTCGGTAAAAACAGAGGCAAAACTATGAAAAAAAGACCTTGACAAACTCGCATGAATGTATTATATTGTTAGAGTCGGTAAAAACAGAGGCAAAACTATAAATAAGAAGTGAAAGGAAAAATCGCGGTGGGCAAGGCCCAGTGGTCTGGAAAGCCTCATAAGCTTTTAACCTACGTGCAACTCGTAGCTCCGCTACCAAATAGGAAAGGTAACATTATGAACAACATTATTCGCAAACACAAACAACTCTTGGACGCAATGTATATTGCCCAGCCCGAGACTTGCTTATGGTTTAGTGCGGATAATATAGGCAGACCAGAAGGAACAAGCGGCTAAAGACCTGACTCATAAAGAACCCGATACATAGGGGAGTCAGGCGAAGAAAACTGACTCCCCTTCTTGTTTTAAGTAGTAAAAGTTCTTTGACAATTCGGGAATTGACAAAAGCACATTCGTTGCGAAAGCAACTTGTCTGGAATGTAATCCCTTCGGGGAATTTACATAAAAAGTCTACTATATCGGGAACCTTTGCCGAGCCACCCATCTTCAGTAGGTGGCAGTTTGCTAAAGCAAAAGGCTAGTAGAATGCAAACTACCGAACCGACCGCAGAAAGCACTCAAGAGCAATTACTGATGTTTGGTGGGAAACAGTGCGTATCTATAACACCAATCTATTACAGTAATGCCGTCTAGGACAGGGGTCGACCTAGGTGAGAGTACGAAAACTCTCAAATTGGCTCTATGGTGTAATGGATAAGCATCGCTCGCTCTTAACGAGACAGGTCAAGGTTCAAATCCTTGTAGGGCCACCAAATTCATTGTGTGGAGGCGACTGTCGTTTGGTCGCACTAGTCTGTAAAACTAGACTCTGTAACAGGGGCGTCGTAGGTTAGACTCCTACCCACACAACCAAAAGTTTTGGGAGTTTATACTGTAAGTAGAAGCAGGACGGACTGTAAATCCGTTGCCCTCGGGCTCGGGTGGTGCGACTCCATCAACTCCCACCAAGTTTTAGTAGGGTAGCTTAATGGAAAGCCTTCGTCTCCAAAACGAA